AATAATTTTTTAAATTCATTAGGATTAACAATTGAAACACAGAATACAAATATTGAAGAAAATGAAGATGATAATGATGATTTTGATGAAAGAGTTAGAAGAAGTTTTTTGAGTAGAGAAAATATGAAATCGCAGAATTTTGAAGTAATTAAAAATTATAATATAAATTTTACAAATGTGGGAGGTTATAAAAATGTTAAAATGGAATTAGAACAATGTATTGATATTTTAAAAAATTATAAGAAGTATTCAAAGTATAATGTAAGAATTCCTAAGGGTTTAATTTTAGAAGGTCCTCCTGGAACAGGTAAAACATTATTAGCAAAGGCATTAGCAGGAGAAGCAAAATGTAATTTTATTGCTGTTTCAGGATCAGATTTTCAAGAAAAGTACGTTGGTGTAGGTCCAACAAGAATAAAAGAATTGTTTGGTTTAGCAAAGAAGAACATACCATGTATAATATTTATAGATGAAATAGATGCATTAGGTAGAAAGAGATCAAGTGATGGTGAGAGTTCTTCAAATGAAAGGGACAATACATTGAATGCTTTGTTAGTTGAATTGGATGGTTTCAAGAATAATACAGGAATATTTTTAGTTGCAGCAACAAATCGTATAGATTTATTAGATAATGCATTAGTACGTCCAGGTAGAATAGATAAAAAAATCTATATAGGTCTTCCTGATAAAACAACAAGAGAATCAATTATAAATATACATATAAAAGGTAAGCCATATTGTGATACAATAATTTTAAATGATATAGTAGAAGTTACAGAAGGTTTATCAGGTGCTCAAATAGAAAATTTATTGAATGAGGCAATGTTAAATGCATTAAGACATAATAATACATATTTTTGCTACAAGGATTTTGATTTTGTAATGAATAAAATGATGGCTGGTTGGCAACCAGTAGAGCATGAATTTACGTCAGATATAATAGATCATATAGCAATTCATGAGATGGGGCATGCAATTGTAGGATTTTTGTCAAAGTTCCATTCAAAGATGTCCAAAGTAGTAATAAATTTATCATCGCCGAAAAGTCCAGGTTATACAGTGTTTAAAAGTTCAACAAGTAATATTTACAAAAGAGAGGCATTATTTGAGCATTTAATGATTTTACTATCTGGTAGAATAGCAGAAGAGGTTTTTTATAATGTTAGTGTAACAACAGGAGCACTGAATGATTTTGAAGAGGCATTAAAATTAGCAGAGAAAATGGTAATATATTATGGTATGGGTACAAATATAATTTATCCAAGTTCAAGTGAGAAATATAAGGAACTAATAGATACTGATGTAATAAATTTGATAAATGATGCATATAGTTGGGCAGAATTTATAATATCAAATTGTAAAGATTTGATTCAAGAGACATCAGAAATTTTGAAAAGAGATAAAATATTGAAGGCGGATTTAATAGAAAAATTGATAAATGAGAAATATAATTATATTTTAGAATTAAAAATAGATTTTGAATAAATGAAAAATAATTATTTTAGTAAAATTTATTTTCTAAATATATATATTAAGGAAAATATAACTTAAAGCCAACAAATGAAATATATATTTGCTTCTGAAATAGTCCAGATTATAATGCATAAATATATTTTATAAAAGATATTGTATAAAATATTGAATACTATATACTATAATATAATATATAGTACATGATATTTATAAATATATTGATAATACTTTTAAATTTGAATAACTTTGTAAACTCTTTATATTTATCAAGTTATCAAATGAAGTTAATCAATAATTTAATTAAAAATAACAAAATAAATGATTATGAGAGAAATAAAATAAATTTTATTTTATTTGATGCTTACAAATATTTTTCAATTAAAAAAGCTATTGAATTTAAAAATAAACATAAATATAAATGCAAAAATATTAATGATGATGAATTATTTTTAAGTAGTGAAATTGGTCTATTTAAGGCAATTAAAAATTATAATGGAAAGAATAGTCTTGTGAATTATTCAACAATTTATATAAATTCAGAATTGTGTAAATTATTAACTGATAAATATTCATTAAGTATTATACCTAAAAGTTACAGAATTAAAAATAAATCTACTTTATCAAAAAATGAATTACACAGTTATAAAAAAATATTGAATATAAAATTGGGTTATTTATATGAAAATTGGCAATTAGAATCATTATTTTTAAAAAATGAAAATATATTAAATAATATTTGTATTAAAAATGAATATAATGATCTTTTAAGTAATTTATTAGATAAACTAACACCCTCAATGAAAAGAATATTATATCTAAAATATTATTCAAATGATAATAAATTAGTATCAAATAAAAAAATATCAATATTAATGTGTTGTTCTGAAGAAGCAATAAGAAAACAATTATGTTTAATTAAAAAAATGGCGAATAATATATATTTAGAAAAAACAACTTAAAGAAAACTATATGTATAAATATGGGAGTGCTCTGTTAGCTTAGTGGTAGAGCATTACACTTGTAATGTAAAGGTCGCGAGTTCAATTCTCGTACAGAGCTTATAGATATTTAATATATCAAAATATTTTAAATATCATATTAAATATAAAATATTATTGATAATAATGAGATTTAATTTACCTAATGAAATATTAGATATAATATTTAAATATGATGGGAGAATAAAATTCAAATATGGTGAATTTGTAAACATTATTGATAAAAAGGACACAAGATATACTATTATAGAAAAAATTATATGTAAGAAAATTAAATTACTTAAAAGGATGGAAATTTCTGGTTCCGGTTTTTATTTAGAGGTTAGTTTTGAAATAGATAATAGAGTTGGATTATGTTATGATTACAATTTTTCTTATCCAGGTGAATTTGAGATATGTTATTTTGATATTAGAGATGGATGGAATTGGATTCAAATTAGAACATATTTATAATTTTGTTTATATTTATATGTTATATATATATAAATGCCTAGTTTAGCAGGAACAGGAGGAAGATCTTCAAAAGTAAATTATGCTACTTCGTCATTATTTGACCGTATGTATTCATCACTACAATCAGCTCCTCATAAACAAAGAGGAGCACAAGTATTTGCAGCAACTTATCAATCAGTTACGGGTGCATCAGCAGGATCTTTAACAAGAGTAGCTAGAGGTTTAAAATATTATTAAATAGCTTTTTGTTAGTTTGTTTCTATTTTGTTTCTAGTTTTGCTCAACTTTTCTCAAAAGTTGATAAGTTGATTTAATAGTTTTGCTCAACTTTTCCCAAAAGTTGATAAGTTGATTTAATAGTTTTGCTCAACTTTTCCCAAAAGTTGATAAGTTGATAAGTTGATTTAATAGTTTTGCTCAACTTTTCCCAAAAGTTGATAAGTTGATAAGTTGATAAGTTGATTTAATAGTTTTGCTCAACTTTTCTCAAAAGTTGATAAGTTGATTTTATTATATCTATATAATATAAATGGGATCTGGATCTGGACCTGGAAGACTTAATTCAAGAGTTTATACTAATTCTTTCTCTGGTAAAAGTAGTGCAATGGTTTTTCCATTTCAATCAACTCAAATCGGACCTTCTTTTGCTGGTATAAGTAGACCACAATATTCTTATATTACTTATAATACACTAGCTTACCATGGAGCTGGTGCAGGAGGACGTGCTGGAAGATGGGCGAATGCGTCTGGTAATCAAATTGCATTTATACCACCTTCGCTTATAAGATAAACTAACAAATATTTTATATAATATATTTAGTATATTATATCAATGCGTGGAAAAAAATCATATAATATAAGAAATATTGAAGCACATTTGAATAATTTTAGACCACAAGAACATATGAATACAATTTCTAACTCACCTGTACATTCTAGCCCATCATTCTTACTAACAAAAAATATAAATAATTCTATTCAAATGGATAATAGACAATTTTCTAAAATAAATGAATATCAACAAATGCAAGAATATATAAATGCAAAATATGGTGTTTCAAAATATGCATCTAATTTAGTTTCAGGTAAAATGTTCAAAAGTTTGTAGGACTAACATATGGATAATATGCTTTTAATCCATTTCCAGTATAATTATCAAATAAACCTAAATATTTATAATAATTACCGCAAAGACCTTGTTGATCACACACAGTAGCTAATCTCATTTTTGCTCTTCTTGTAGAAACACTAGAAGCACCAACACCTCCATTTCCAGGTTTATATTTATTCCAAAATTCATTAGGTTGGTTACATGTTATTGATCCACCAGGAGTAAATTGTGTACTTCTCCTACCTCCAACTCCAACATTCTTTTTGTATAAAAAACCAGGAAAAGAATTCCCGCCAAACCAAAATTGACCATAACTATTTGAACCTGTTTTAATACGTCTATAATTATTCATTTATATTAATAACATATAAAATAATATAAATATAACTTACTATAATATTTAGTGACCTTTTTGTCTATAATTTATACATGAAATACAATCATTTTTGAATCCTAAACTATGATTATAACCTATTCTACATGTTTCAGGTAATATATAATCTTTTTTAATCCAAAAATTTTCTAATTCATCTAAAGTTCCTGGTTTATATGAATATCTTTCATCAATTTCATGAATATCTGTGCCTAGAGATGTTCTACACATTGGACATTTAACTTGACTACCATATTTATACGACCATTTTAATTCTACTATTTTGAATATACATTTTTTATGAAATGAGTGACCACATGCTGTCAAATAAGTATCGCATTTTCTTAAAATTTTGTCCATGCATATTGGACATTCTTCGCCTTGTTTTACATAACATTTTCTTTTAATATTACAAGGAACAGATTGATCACCAATTGTAAACGGTTTTATTTTATTAATAGTATAACAATAACATTCATTACACCAATTATTTGGACAAGTTTCTATTTTACCATTTTTATAACAATCAGAATAATAAAATGAATTTCTCTCGTATAAACAAAATACATCTTCAGCTGTTGTCATTTATTATAATGATTAAATATCATTATAATAATTATTATAAATCAATTTTTTATCCTTATTTATATCTTTTATTGTTTGAAACCTTAGTCATTACAAAATTTTCATTTTTAGGTATATCTTCATTTGAAATTAATAAATAATTTCTATTAATGTAAAGTTTTGTAAGTAAATATGTATATGTATTAGTTACTATTACTAATCCTGCAAAACATATGTTTTTCATTATAATTTTATAATAAAATATATTTAAGTAGTTTTGCTCCACTTTTCTTAAAAGTGGAAAAAAAGTAGAAAAAAAGTGGAAATTATGTAATCTTTCTACTAGGAATATCTGAACTAACAATATAAATTGAGTTTACGGTAATAATTATATACTCTGTTCCTGATTTATAAAACTTTGCAATCGGACTTGTATACTCTTCGGCAGATTTAACTAGTAACTTCTCTCCTGATTCTCTAACTCCTACAAGAGCCTTTTTATCAACTGAAGATGTCCAATAATCTAACATAATAGGTTTATCTTCTACAATTGATAACTTTGCAGCATGTTGAAGAGTGGTATCAGATGGTAAACGATAAGAAGAATTATTAGCACTAACAGAAGGAGAAGAACCGGTAGTTTGGTTCTCGGAAGAAACCGACGATTGAGAAGTTGCTGTTTTTTGTTCAAAACTTGACATTATATTAAAATTAATTTTAAAGTCTTTAAATACTTTTTTATTGATTAATTATAAATAAAAAAGTTGTTTAAAAAGTTGTTTTACACCTTTGCACATTTAAAACGCCGACTTTTTAAATGTGTTATTTATAATTCTTTAATTTTCTTGTTCTGTTAGATACTTTCCTTATAAATCCTAATGGTCGTTTATATGTTCCTCTAATAATATTTATATATTTTTCTTTTGGTATTTCTCTTACTACTTTCTCTATATTTTTCTTTAATTCTTCATATTTTAATCCTTCTAATTTTTGTAATCTTGATTTCAACATACTAAAGAAGTTTTCTATGGAATTTGTAAAATGTTGGTAAGGAACAGAATATAATAAATTATTATGTTTATTTACTAATTCCTTGATTTTTGCATTTCTATGAGAACTTGCATTATCTAAAATTATTAATTTATTTTTAAATTTAGTTGTTATGTGTTCTTGTAAAAAATCATATAATCTATTGCTATCAATACCACCTTTATCATATAAATCCCA